CTGAGCCGATTTCCGATCGGACATTTCGCTCTGTGAATATTGTTCCCAGTGAAGGATTTGTTTGATACCAGGCATCTACATCGTTTGGGTCTGTCATGGTATCTACGGACCATTCCGCCCATCCGGCATCTTCCTTTTTCCCTTTGATGACATCATCTCGATACTTTTGAAAAACTGTACCTGCAGACACAACAGTCGGTGGTGTCCCGCAATAAAGTGTCATAGGATTTTTAGAATCTGTCACAACATATTTCAAAGCAGTGTCTTGATCGTCTGTATACTCTTGCGCCTCATCTATTATTAGAATATCGAAGCCCTCACCCAGTCCTCCTTTACTTGACCTTGTGCGGAAACAGATACAGGCATCTGAGTTGTCTAACATCTCAATACGTTCTAAACCAAATTGTGCAAGTGTTTTGTAATCTTCTTTTTCCCTTAAACCGGTTCTAGAAAGTGCACGCCCTATTTTCTCCCATGAACTATGTGAGGTTGTAGTTCTGTGAGCCGTATACAGGACTCTGAGGCCATTTGACAGCCCCCACATGGCAACCATAATAAGAATTTCACTTTTTCCATTTCGTCTAGACACTGAATAACCAAATTTTTGATGTACCCAAAGCCCATCATCATTTACGGCCATAATATCGTACACCATAAGTTCTTGCCATTCTTGTGCAGTTCTCCCTGTCTTGTTGTACAAGTCTACTGCTTCATTTCCCTTTGTTTTGGTATATGGGAGGACAAATGAGTGGCTTGGGAGTTGGCTCCCTTTTCGCACTGCTGCCATTTTCCTCCCCCTTTAATTATTTTATTGTATAAAAAAAGACACCCATCCGGAAGTCTTTATTGCTATAAGTAATCATCTTTCACCATAATTATTATATTTCCTCTATTGATTTTATTTCAGATTCATCTAATTCTATTCCCGCTCGTGCAGCCTTGCTTGGAATTATTCCGATGCTGTCAAGATACGGTTCTTCATTTTCTTCTGCTGTGCAAAACATGTCAACATAACCCACTACAGTCTCGCCATAGACAGTCTCAACTCTTACATGTTTAAATAAATACTTTTCTAAATCCATTCGTTCCTCCTGGCCGGAACTGCATGAGTTCTCTTCTTTGAATAATGAATGACAAATCTATTTGTCTCTTCTTGTTTTTCACCCATATTATAGCCTATGTTGTTTTTCATTTCAATTATTTCCTTAATTTGCCCGTTCTTTTTAATGTGCACAACACCTGTTCCATACCTTTCGTCTATGATTCTTTGCAGAGTCTTCTCATCTACTGTGAAATAACTTCTTCCGGGAGTTCTTGTAGCTTCCATATGTGGAGCTTGTTTCTCCGGATTTAATTCTTTTGTAAGTTCTCCACTCTTTAATCGCCTTAACAATTCCCTTTTTGCTTCCCTCTCTTCAGCTATCTGTTTCTGTTCAAGTTCAAATTCTTGTTCTTTTCTTAGCCTTTCCCACTCTTTCAAACTCTTTTCTTTTTTACTGTATAAATTTTTAGCCAACCCTTTAACCGGTACATACAACACCTGACACCGACAATTAGAATGCCTACGGAATACCTCATTTCCTGTTCTTTTAACGGATTCATAATCATATTCTCCAACCATATTGTTACACCACTCGCAGCATTTCCCGATTGATTTCCTTGTGATTTTTGTTTGTAGCCCTGAGTTATAATGGAATTCTGCATTCGCTTGTACGGATTTATCAACTGCTGACATAGAAATATTTTCTATCTGTTGCTTTACAGCTTCACTTTTCTCCAGATAGTTCGGAGCATTTACAACCTCCCTAACAATTCCATCTACCTTCCTGTCTTCAAAGAATGGCCTTAGTGCTTTTATGCTTATACCTGCCTTTTTATTTAATGCGTTTTGTATGCTCTCGCAAACATCTGAAACCACTTCGTGATTATGTATTAATGCACTCGGTATAATGATTTGGGCAACCTCCGGCGGAACAACACTATCAAGCAAATTTTCTTTCAATTCATTGTTTATCAGTTCGCCTATAATTTGACCTGTCAAAGAGGAAAAAGTACTGGCATCTGCGTATGTCGCCTCTAATTCTTCAATCTTTTTCAGGATTTTTTGTAATTCGGCATTCTTCTTCACTGCTTTTTTATACAGCTCTTTAATTCGGTCTAGGAATTCATCCATTTACGCCTCCGATTTTATTCCGGTAAGCTCACGCAAGTTATTCTCTCCCAGGTATCCCGGTATTGCCTGATTAATTTTGATTGCTCCATCCCCGATTGAGGACAACATCGCTGCATCCGGTTCAAAGATTGGTTCCCACATAGCCTTGGTTAAATAAAATTGCTGTCTCTGATACTGTATATCATCCCTCAAGCAAGCGGACAAAAAGCCAACATTCAATAATCCGCTCGAAAAGTTTCTTTGTGCTTTTCTTGCCATCAGTCTCAAGTTGTCATGTGATGCCTTGATTGCTTCGGCACTTGCAGGATTTCCTGTAGCAAAACCTAAGTCATCCAAAGTTAAACCACATTCTCCTGCAAAGAGTGAAGCAAACATTTTCAACTGAGACAAATGAGGCTCCATACTCTGTTGGGCGAATTGTCCAAATGTAGGAGATCTTCCATCTTCGTTTTCATCTATTTGAAGCATGCTGGACATTGCCGATTTCCACTTATCCAATGTTTCCATTTCCGGATCTGTACCAACAATATATTTCTGTGGGAAGGAAAAGAATTCTGCCGATATTTCTGAACGCTTTATGGTTCTTACAGCACTACCGACAATATTCATACAAGATCGAGAAATTCTAGACCTTCCAAATACTCTCACTGCATCCGGTTTGTAGATAATCGGCACCAGTAAAGGGTGTTCTACTTCACTGTAGAAAACTTCTTCTTGTGTCCCTTTGTGATAGTAAACTGTTGACCCTCTCAAAAAATGTGCTTCCAATATAGGATTGTCTTTGTCGTCTCTTTCCAGTACGGCATATCCTTCTTTTAGCAATCCCGTAATCGGATCAATAATTCCGGTAGCATTTGCCCCATCAATCACTTGTAATCTTGGGAATCCGTCATTCCCTTGACTGATGTAGATAAAGCAGCATGAAGAAATCAAAGCGGACAAAATAGCACTATCAAAGATCACATCAGGATTGTTCATTGTGAATATTTCGTTTAAATCAAAATTATCATCTCCAAATTCACGAAAAACGACTCTATCAGCTAGAGAATCAACAGCTTTCCCACACCACCCGAGGACTGATTGCCACTCTCTTAGTGGTGGTGGTGTTGAAATTCCAAAGTCCCTTGTATGGTTTTTCATGTCATAAAATTTATAACGCGTTAGAACCCTAGAGCGCTTCAATGCCAGCTTTTTTCTAAGGTACCCAATACCCTTGTATTCACTCATTGTTTCTATTTCCTTTGCTTATTTTTTGTTTCAGCGAGATATTTTCCCAGTACGGCGTGGGGTTCGCTTTGAATCGGCACAACGGGGTATATGCCCCCTAAATTGACTGACAATACTTTATCCAGTCAATATTCTGTGGAAGATTACGATTACCTATTGCTACCAATTCATTTTCTGTATCTCCACTCTTTGATTTATTATATTTAAATATCTTATCGCTTTTCTCTCTGTTACAACACATATGTGCAAGTTGCAAATTATCAATATCTGACGGATGTCCACCCTTGCTTACAGGTATAATATGATCTATACACTTACTCATCGGATTCGGCCATCTAAGACTCATATCGACCGGCTTACCGCATATACCACATATTGTTTGTGTTGCATATATCTTTCTTTTATTCTTCTCAAACGCACCTCTATGCGTTCCGTCCTTGTCAGGTCTGTTCCTTGCCGGCATTTAACCCTCCTTATAACTTTAAAGAGCACCCCAATTTCTTGAGATGCCCTTTAGGAGAAACACATGTCATTTCAATTCACAGTCCTTGTCCTGCGAATCTTATGATATCAATATATCACCTTTTTAACTTTATGAGTGACCCTCTTTTTTAAATCATTAGATTTTCCTTTTTCTTTGATAGCAAATAATAAAATCTTCTACGAGTTTCATAGTATTTTCTCCTGCTGCACGGCATTCCCATAACACTTCTTAAATACTGATATGTTACTCCTTCTTCTGTAATTGCTTTAAGTAAATATCTATATAAGTCCTTATCTGTCTCCACAATAGTACTTTCTATAAGTTCACACTTATCTTTTAGAATAGTTCTTTTTATAGCAAGTGCCATTGTGCTATCTCCTATCCCTTTCCCACCGCCTACGCCACACACACTCTTTACAGAAAAATAATTAATTTTACTTAATAGTTCCTCCTTCCATTCACCATACTGCAAACAAAAATAATACAGCTCCCTTGCTTTCTTTTTGCTTATTTTATACCTATCCCATTCTTCTTTATTTACCTTCACAATTTTCTACCTCGCTCTACACCTTTGCCATTTTTGTTTCAAGTGCCTTTACTATTTCTGCTGCCCTTTTTTCGCCTACACCTTTTACGCTTTTAACTATATCCACAATGTATTGTATGTCGATTCCCGGAACTGCTGCCTTGCCATCTTCAAATCCACTTTTATATATACTTTTTACATAGTTATTCATTTGATTATGATCATACCTTTTTATTCGCTCATATTCTTTTCTGTTTACTACTATATCCTTCTGTATTGCCATAGTTACTCCTCATATCTTTCTCTTTCAATTAAATGGTAGTCCCTCGTCATCTACTCCATCAGGAATATTCATAAATCCATCTGCATCCACACTTGAACTATGATTACTTGTTCCTTTTGTATTTTCTCCTTTGCTGTCTGCAAACTCCTGACTGTCCAGTATTACATCTGTTGTATATACTTTCTGCCCTTCTCTATTTGTATAGTTGCCTGTCTGCAGTCTGCCTGATACTAAAACCCTCATTCCTTGCCTGAAATACTTCTCTGCAAATTCTGCTGCCTTTGAAAAAGCAACGCAGTTTATAAAATCAGCAGATTGTTCTCCCTGCTTCTTCACAGCTCTATCAATAGCCAATGTATATCTTGCTACTGCCATCGAATTCTCTCCGCTTGTATATCTTAATTCCGGATCTCTTGTAAGCCTGCCCATTAATATCACTTTATTCATTATAACCTCTCTTTCTATATTTACTTTTAATAGAGTTTTTTAACCTTATTAAATTTAATAAAACTTCCTTTTCTATACCTTTATATTCATTTGCTCCTATTCTATTCATTTTCAGGTTTTCATCTTTGCTTATCAACATCAGATTATCCACACTACAGTTCAGAGGATTATTATCTTTAAATATTACTATCATACCTTTTGGTATCTTCCCATTATGCTGTTCCCATATCACTCTATGTTTAAGTTTCCATGTTCTTGGGTCTTTAACTTTTATCTCTATGTATCCATTTACATTAATCCTTTCACTGCCTACAGTTCTATAATTTTGAGGAGTATTTCCCTTTTTAAACATGGTCTTGCTGGATTTAGCATAGGTTTCTGCACTCATTTTTTTACCTTTATTTGCCGGTATGGATCCTTTTTTGAACCTGGTATCTATTCCACTCACTATCTTATTGTTTTTCTTGAAACAACTCACTTGGTTAGTACTTATATACTTTCCAAATCTTTCAATGAATTTTTCACTGACTTCTACTGATGTATGTCCGGGAATATAATTTAGCAAAAATGCCTTTTCGTCATCTGTATATCTAATTTGCATTCTTTTCAATTCCAAACATAGGCAAGTTGACACTTTCTTTTCTTCCATATTCATCAATATGCTTTTGTGCGTTCAATGCAAGGTGTCCATTTTCTATAATGGTCTTTGCTATTTTCTGTACCGCCTCACTCTTTTTTATTTCTTTATCAAGGGCTTCATCTGTCAGTTCGTCATCTGTAATTCTTTCAATAGCCTCAAATAGATAATTGTTTAAATCTGATAATGTATTCTTCATTGTTTTCTCCTTTATCTGTTCTATATTCTTTTCCTGTTCCCATATTGTGTTGTTTTTCATACTTTTCTTCTCCCTACACAACATACTTTTCGTGTGCTATTTCCAAGTTTCTCTCATCAAGATCTAGGTAAATTTGAGTTGTTGTAAGTTCTTCATGCCCTAGCATCTTACTTACTTGTTCTACAGGCATACCCCTTTTTAAAGCCATTGTTGCACAAGTTCTCCTCCTTTTCATATTTATTTATTGTGCTTAGATACTGCTGCTCCCTTTTTTCAAAAACCGGAGTTCCTTCCGGCTCGCAACAATTTGCTATAGATAAGGCATATACTTCTATCCAATCACGAAAAACTTGATGGCCTGAGAAATACTTTGACATATCTCCTATTTTTTTAATCATTTCCTGCTTGTAATCCAAACATATATTCTCCTTTTCACTGTATCAAAATTGCCCTCACACCTAGTATTTACTAAGGCTACATCACTTTTCATTCTCCACCTTTCTTATATTGTCACTTATCCACATTTCGTAAGGATTTGTAGTTCCGGAGCTTGCAAAAGATATATCATGTAATGTGGATAACTCCCATATATCCCTCCAAAGCTCCCAATTACTAAGCTTTACGCCTCTTGCATTAGTCCAGTCATTCTTTTTCCACTCAAAAATCCATCCGTTTTTATAGCTGCTCAAAACATGCTCGCACTTAGTAAATACTAAGGCTGAGCACCTTTTGGTAAGTCTTTTTAGTGCCACTTTTAATGCCATCAGTACAAGTTTGTTTTCTGTAGCTTTTATCTCATAGCCGACTCCACTCCTGGTAATTGGACTACCATCTTTTTTAATAAATTCTATTACATAGCCATAACCACCGTTTCTCTTTGCAGGCCCTCTTATTGATGTGGTTATGTAAATATTGACTCTACATTCCGTCTCCACTCTGTCTCCTCTCTTCCTACAGCTTACAGCTCCGGTACTTGGTAGCTTTTGCATCATATACCTTTGATACGGATACCCGGTAACAGGATTCTCGCCTGATATCACACTGTCGGCTATTATGTAATATCCCTTCTTTGCCTTCGGTTCTTTTGGCCATGACTTTCTAAGCATTATCTTACTTTCCGGCTGTGGCTCTATCAGATTACCTCTGCTGCGTTTATAACTAGACTTT